GCACATACCAGCGCCCCCGCCACCACCGCCGCCTCGTGTTGTGGTAGTGCTTCGACCGCCAGCGCCACCAGACCCACCACCACATCCAGTTACAAAAAGCTTTGTCACACCAACAGGAACAGTCCAACTAAAAGGCGTGGCGGTGTCTGATGTATCAACTACGCCATCTGTTTTGATGCCCGTGCCGTCGATGAACTCGACTATATGCTGACGCAGTACAGGGCCGCCAAGGCTCACTGGTCTACCTCCAGAATCCGATCAGCGTCCGCTGCCGAGATGAAGCCCTGCTGTTGTAGATAGCGCACGTATCGGATCGTATCCGGGTCGTCCGCCGAGACATCAGTCGCCATGTCGAGAAGTTCGCGCCCGTCGATGATTAGTGGATCATTGGAGGCCCGAATGGCGATCCGCTGTTCAGGCGTGAAGCGACGCAGGAATTCAAGCCGAGTCACTGGAACGATCACGCGAACATACGGAGCCTTGCTAAAGTTGGTGCCGTCGTACAGATCTCCGGGGCCGTATTGGCGCAAAGCATCCGTGCGCTCTATGCAAATGTGGTCAGGATAAAACTGCTGCGCGCGAGCAACACTATCCGCACAGATGCAGTTGTCTACCTTGCCGTCTTTGATGAGAAGTACGTCCATCACGCATTGCCAGCAGTCAGTGTAAACGTCGTAACGGTGAAAGACTGACCAGTTGCGAAACTGGTATTGTCAACGATCATGTCCGCCCCGCTAGTGCCAACGGTGCCCTGAGCGTGGCAGGTCGTGCCGTCAGATGCGTACAGTCGGAAATGTCCGGCGGTGCCGGTAGCGTCTGCCGACGAATCCGTCCATGTTCCAGACTTGTCTTTGGTGCCGCCACTCGCCGCCGCCATCCAGTCGGACGGAAGCGTGATTGATGCAAGCACGGTGCCTTGGTCGGCTGACGCGCAGCTCGCAGGAGGCGTCCCAGACCTAATCCTGAGCACAGCCGAAACACCGATAGCGGTCTCGACTGCATCAAGCTTGGCGTTACGAACTGTAACAGAGTATTGAAGTGCCATTTAAACTCTCCAATCACGCGATCTGGATGATCGATGACCCAGTACCCGGAGCAGGGTATTGAATGGTGAAGGTTCCAGACGTAACGGTCTTGTCGCCACCAAACGAAAGTGTCGCAACAGTCTTGTTCGAGTTGGTGGTGTTGTAAATCATTGCGCCGTTTGCCGTAAACGAAGCCGAACTCCAAGTGGAATCTGCGAAGTCGATGTAGGCTGTGGTGTTTGGCGTGCCTGTAGCAATAGGAACCTGACTGATAGTCAGAGCCAAACCGCCAGCAGAATAAGCCGAACCAGCGGTGTTTGTGATTTCGTTGGTGGAGCTATAAGCGGTTGTCGCCGCGCCATAAGTTGCAGTGCTTGTATAAAGAGCAATCTTAAAAGAGTCCTGAGTGTTTGAACTCAGGGCGCGGTTCGTGGTGTTGAAGTTGTGGCCGCCGCTCAGGATGTCAACCTTGAACGATGTAGCCATTGCAGTAGTAATAGGCATTACAGTCTCCTGAGATATTCAGCAAGTTTTTCATCTCCGCTTTTGGCAACAGCACCGATAACGGTTGTTTTTGCTGATTCTTGAGCCAAAGCGAAATAGTGAACCAAAACCTTCCTGATGTTTTCTCGATAAGCTTTCGCTTGATCAACGATCACAGGATGGCTGTTCCCGCCAACATGGATAATCTTATCGACCGCCATATCGGCAAGCTCTTCAGGGTTGTAGCCCCGGTAGTCAAGAGTGGTAACAATCGGGTTCCCGATAACCGGGGCCGCAGAAGAACTAAACATTCAGATCCTCCCAGATCATGTTCTCGGCCTAGTCAAAAGGCCATATCTGTATTGGTCTATCGTGAGAACGGCCTCTCCAAATACCTTCAGCCTGTCTATTGATTCTTGGTAGCGAAGATTTGCTCGCTCGATCATAGACTGATCCGACCTCTGGAAAATGCACGCCTCAACAAGAGCGCCATAAAACAAAGCATCAGGCGCGTTGGTGCTAATCCAAGTTGTTCCAGAATCCGCGCCATCAGCAAGACTTGCAGGCCTGTAATAGTATGCAAGCTCTACAGTATATGCCGAGTTCGGCGTTGGTCCAACAATAAAGGAGTCCTTGTCGTATATCGCGTAATACTTTGGAACGCCTTGAGATGACTGATCGGGCCAGTAAGACTGAATGAATGAAGAATCTTTCTGATCTAGGAAGACCTTGGAACCAGAAACAGTGATCGAAAGAGCATACGGAGCTAGATAGTCATCCGGGGTGGACAAAAATCTAACGCCAGAAGATAGGTTCCCATCACAGTTCTTCCTGAATACAGGAAGAGGAACCATCTTAAAGATTCGCTCTTCAGCGTTACGAATGAAGTCAGGGAGAGTCGAGACGAACGTAGTCTCGTCTGTCTCCATCTCATTCTGAAGAGCGGTCTTTAACTGCCCATATGTGTATGCCATTGTCGCTAAACGCCTAAAGAAATAGAAACAAACCCGACAGAGCCTAGCCCCTGAATCTGGTAGTTATAATCCCAAGGAGTCTGAGGGATCCCGGCATAGAAAACATAAGGCTCGACCCTGTCAGGCCTTGGGTTCTGTAGAGCCTGCGGGTCGTTTATAGGAATCTTGCCAAGCTGGAGCTGAGGCTGGTCTTCGTCTAAACACTCATCACAAACAAGAAGGCCAGTGAGTCTTGCGTCCTCAATCTGTTCCTTCAGCTCTACAAGGCGATACGTGAACCCGCACCGGTCACATATGCCTAGAGCCTTTTTGCCTTGTGCAAAAGGACGGGTCATTACCAGCTACTGTAAGGCACAAAAGACGTAGTCGCCCTTTCTCGATCTTCTTCCGCCGCCATCCTGAACTGCTCTTCGTACTCCCCTTTAAGGAAAGCAACTCGATCAGCACTAGATGGATTCTTGACCGCCAAGTGGTAAGCAAGCCCGGCGACCAAGCAGGGAATAAACCTAGAAGGAACGTCAATGGTGTTAGCGCCGCCGGCCCCGACGTCCTGAATCCTACGCATACGCCAATAAGCAAGCGTATAAGAAGAGTCTGGAACTGGCCAAAGGGTTACCTCCGGGGCGTCCCTCTTGCGATCCACATAGATCTGTAAAGGCCTTCCGGTGACCAGCTTGTTTGTTTGCTGGGCATAGGTCGAAACAGAAATTCTTGTGAGCGTGTAATCAGTCTGAGACGCGCCAGCTCCGTCTCTCAACTGATGCTCAATGATATCAATCGTATCCGCTGGAAGCGTGTATGTGGCGGTGTTGGCAACAATAGCTACCGTGCCGCTTTCAACAGTCCAGAGGTTGATGCCTCTGTTCTGCCACTCCTGCGCCATGATATTCAACGAACGGCGGGCAGAGGCAAACTGATAGCCAGTACGAAGCTCTATGCCGATTCTTTCGTAGGCCTCTTCTGCAATCTCCCCGAAGTCGGGATTGAATATCGCTGTTCCACTGGTTGCCATTCAGGCTCCAATCACTTCTTCTTTTTCTTTGTCATGCCAGCTTCGGACAGAGCAATGGCGATAGCCTGCTTCGGGTTCTTAACCTTATCGCCAGAACTCGACTTGAGCTTGCCGCGCTTGTACTCGCCCATTACCTTTTCGATCTTCTTGCCGTCAGACTTCTTGTTGCCAACCATCTCTTTCCCCATCTGCGCTCTAGAGATTGCCAATTAAATCACCATTTAACCTTGTCGGCCCAATAGGCTGCTGACATTTTACCTTTTGCTATGTTCTTTCCATGACGAGCTTTAAAGCTGGCTCGCTTGTTCTTCATTCGCTCAGACTCACCAGCCTTCGGTTTGCCTGCGGTCTCAGCGCCTTGCTCTCCAAATCGAATGATCTTTTCTTTTCCGCCAGAGCAAGCCTTAACCACATGAGACTTCTTGGGGTGAGAAGGAGTTGCCTTCGGCTTATTGCAAGCCATCTTCGCTTTATTTAAACGCTCAGGCATTCTTTTTCTTCCCGCTTGGAGTTACAGGCCAAGACTTTCTTGCGGGGCTGTTCTTCTTCTTGGACATTGCAGTCTTCTGAGATGAAGACATTTTTGAAGCGGCGGCCTTGGGCCTACAGGCTGGATAGGCTCTTTTGTCTTTTGGGCCAGATCGACCGCACTCTTTGCCGGTCTTGATATCAACCCATTCTTCAGAGAACCATTTACCCAATCCGCCCTTAGCCACCCTTCTTCACCCTATTGTCTGGGCCTGACCAAGATCCCCCTCGCTTCTTGTATTCCTTGGATGCCCAAGCGTTTGAATAAGCGGAAGGATGAACGTCGTACTTCTTTTTAGCTTCAGCCTGAACCCTGCCCCAGAGAGCAGGGTTACTGGGCTTTGGCTTCTTTTGCTCTGCCATCTTTAAGCAGCAGCGCCACCAGCAAACAGGAACGTAACGCTAGTCACATCAGCAGAGCTGACGGTGAGGTGGATTGAGCTTTCAAAAAGAATCCCATTGTCAGGGATAATTAGATCACTCGACCCAGCCGCAGCAGGGGTGGCAAGAGTTAGCCTTACCGCGCCAGCAGCCCCGCCGTCTCGAAGAGTGATGGTTGCCGCTACTGCCGTATTGGTGAAGTACAGACCAAACAATCGAGTCCGGCCATTAACAGCAGCTCCGGTCGCAGTCTTCTGGACTGCCTGAATGTTGCTGGCGCTCATGGCAGCCTCCGATTAAGCGGTTCGAGTAAAGGCGTATGCCGTTGCGCTTGAAAACATCAGGGTGAAACGAGCAAGCCCGGTTGCGCCAGAAGCTACAGTCAGGTCACCAAAAGATGTTGCAGAATCAACGCCTGCGCCAGACAAAACGCCATTGGTAGCAGCCGCAATCGTGACCGCGTTTGCGCCAGCGGTATTGTCGATATACAGATCAAAAACTGTGCCCCGAACCGCTCTCAGTTGGGTGCCCAGAAGAGTTCCGGTAGGCAGCGTTATCGTGGTGGCAGCGGCAGAAGTAGAGGTAATCCAGCCGGTAGCAACTTCAGAGGCCGTCGCAGTAGCCGTCGCGTTAATGGCCGCCGTAGTGGCGTGCGTGACGCTTCCGGATCCGGCGAGGTTTCCAACAAACCCGTTGGTAGAAATCACCGGGCCGCTAAAGGTGGTATTAGCCATTAAAGAGTCCTCACATGCGAGTTGCGCGTCTGTCTGCATGTCGTCTACGGGATGTCAGATCGCGCGGTTTTTAGCCCGTATTTATGTTTATACGCTTAATGGCACATAAAAGAAAGCCCCCATAAGGGGGCTTTCCTTTTGGCTTTCGCCTAGCTCTCTTACGAAGAGCCGGGGCTTCCGTAGATGCCCAGCGGGTCGCTGACGCCGAACGAGTACCGCTCGCGTGCCTTGTAGCGCACGTTGCCGGTATCGAAGTCGCCGTCCATCGACGTTTCCATTGCGGTACGAACAAAGTGCTTCATACCATTCGGGACGTCGGTGATCAGGAAGAAGGCATTGGTGTCGGTCAGGAAGTGGTTGACCGAGTAGCCTTCCGGGATAGCGCCCATGTTGCGGATCGCGTTTACGTCGTTATCAGCCGTGCCGGTGCGCAGCGTCGTCTCAAGGAGGCGCTCTGCAACAAACATCAACTGACTCGGGACGATCAGGCGACGCGGACGAGCAGCGATCAGAAGACCACGTTCGTCGGTGTAGCGGCTGATTGAGATGATCGCGTCTTCCAGCGAGGTCTCGTTCAGGTCAGCGCCAACCGAAGGACGGTTAGCGTTGGTGCCGCCCGACACCTGCGGGTGCGAGGTCGAGAACAGAGTAACCCCGTCGCCAGAGTTGAACGTGGTGAAACCGTTGTTCAACGGAGCGACAGCTTTTACCTGCTTCGTGTGAGCCATAGCGCGGGCCAGCGCCTTGGTGTAACGAGCCGAGAGCTGGTCGTACAGGTTGTCTTCCATCGCCTCTTCGGTGATGGAGAAACCCATAGCAATCGTCTCGTGGTTATACCGGGCGGTGAACGATTCCTGCGCCTGATCATAGCTGATAGAAGCGCCTTCGGCCTTAACCGGGGCTGCGCCAAAACCAGACAGCTTCACCTCTTCCTCGAACGAACGCTCAGAGGCATTCGTTTCGTAGATCATGGTGTGCTCATCTTCGTACTTGGCATACTCAA